CTAACTATGACAATAACACAAGATGCAATTGACTTAATGCACCGATACGAGGGTCTGAGATTAGACGCTTATTTATGTCCAGCAAACGTATGGACAATTGGTTATGGCAATACCTTTTATGAGAATGGCGCTAAAGTAAAACAAGGTGACAAAATTACAAAGCAAAGGGCAAACGAACTATTTAATAATATTGTTGAGCAAAGATTTGCCACGCCTTTAAGAACTTTGTTAAAAGCTAAAATAAATAACAATCAATTTAGCGCTTTAGTTTGTTTGGCTTATAATATAGGTATTAGTGCAGTTGGTAAATCCACGCTTTTAAGATTAGTAAATGCAAACCCAAACGACCCAAATATAAGAGCGCAATTTATGCGTTGGAATAGAGCGGGTGGCAAAGTGTTAAGGGGTTTGACATTAAGACGTGAAGCAGAGGCAAACTTATATTTTAAAACATGATTTTCAAAGTATATTTTGAAATGTACGGCAAAAAACTAATGAAACGAGTTAATGCCGAAAACGTTGCTGAGGCAAAGGCAAAAGTTTTTAGAGACATTATATTTTACAAAATACAACAAGAAGATAACATAGTGAACACAATTTTTAAAATGTTTAGCAAATAAATTTATTATATGATAACATCAAAAGGACTAATTGCAATAGAGTATTTGACAAAATATCCTAAACACACCACAAGCGGTATAGCAAGGCTAATGCATAACGACTACCCGAGCGAGTTTACAAGTTTTGAAAACGCAAGGGATATAGTACGAACGCATAGAGACGAAAAAAAAGGCAAAAAAACAAAAACAGATAACACTAATTTTAAACGCACACCAATGGAAAAAAAACAAGCACTAAACAGATATTTAAAGTCAGATTATAAAGAGTTGAAGCCTTTTATTTTGCCTAAAAAAAATAACAATATTTTATTTTTAAGTGATATTCATTTGCCATATCATGATATGAATGCAGTTGATTTGGCAATCAAATACGGCAAAGAAAACAAAGTCAATACGGTTTATTTAAATGGGGATATTTTAGACTTTTATCAGTTATCAAGGTTTACAAAAGATAGACGATTGAGGGACTTTGCAAGTGAAATAGAAATGGGGCGTGATTTTTTAGACTATCTTAAAAAGGAATTGAAAGCAGATATTTTTTATAAGATTGGCAATCATGAGGACAGATACGAAAACTATATAAAACAAAATGCACCCGAATTATTAGGCGTTGGTGATTTTGATTTTGCGAGTATTTTAAGACTTAAAGAAAAAAATATCCAACTTATAGACGGCAAACAAATGGCTTATGCCGGCAAACTCGCAATGCTACATGGACATGAGTTTGGTCATAGTGTTTTTAGTCCTGTAAATCCCGCTCGAGGCTTATATATGCGATCAAAAGAAAGTAGCATCATAGGTCATCACCATCAAAGTAGTGAACATTCTGAAAAGTCTTTAAGCGGTGTAGTAGTAACGGCATGGTCTGTTGGTTGTTTGTGTGGATTAAAACCAGATTACTATCCTTTTAATAAGTGGAACCATGGCTTCGCACACATTACAACCGACAACAATGGCAATTATAAAGTAAAAAATATTAGAATAATTGAAAACGCAATTGTATAAGGATATTATCAATAAAATGTTTGAAATATCAAAGCATGATATTACTTTTAATGATGTTTTGAAACGAAAAGACAATTGGTTTCAACAATACACAATGACTGCAGACCAACAAAGCGAGTGGATAGAATGGAGCGAAAACTATTTAAGAAAAAAAACAAATATGTCTAAATATGCGATTAACATAACTATGCAATGGTTGATTTTAGATGTTAGTTTGTTAGTTGTTGATTAATAATTTAAACCAAAACACACAAAACACTTTAAAATATTAATCAATTGCGTTTTTGATTTGTAAATTATTTGTAAATGTATTATTTTTGTGGAGTAAATTTAACGGTATCGGGCTTGGCGAAGTGGCTTTTGTGCGTTGGCTTGTGTGTCGGAAAGCCATTTTGCCAAACCCGTGTTATATGAAGTGCCGACTTATTTAGTACAAAACTTGAATTGAAACACTAAACAGAAAAACAAAAAGAAAAAAAGGGATGGAAAATAAAAAAATAATTTGTTGGTGGAGTGGAGGAATTACATCTGCCGTAGCTTGTAAAATTGCATTGGATTTGTTTAAAGGCAAAAACGAATGCAGAATAGTGATGATTGACACCTACAATGAAGATGAAGATACTTATAGGTTTTTTGCAGATTGCGAAAGATGGTATGGTCAAGAAATTGAACTGATAACCGAAATAGGAAAAGATTATGAAAACATACAAGATGTTTGGACTAAACACAAATCTCTAAATGTGGCTACTGGTGCAATTTGTTCAACTCAATTAAAAAGAAGGGTGCGTGAAAAATGGCAAGAAGAAAATGAATATGATTATCAAGTATTCGGATTTGAGTTTGATAAAAAAGAATGTAACAGAGCATTAGGACTCCATAAAAACCACCCGAAAGCAAAAGGTATTTATCCATTACTTATGATGGCATACGATAAAGATGATTGCTTACGAATTGTGCAAGATGCTGGAATTGAAATACCTAAAATGTATCAATTAGGATTTAGAAATAATAATTGCTTTAAGACTGGATGCGTTCAAGGCGGTATTGGATATTGGCAAAAGATGGAACGAGATTTCATTGATAAGTTTAATGCAATGGCAGAAATGGAACACAAACTAACTGCTTTGCGTGGAGAGCCTGTAACGATGCTGAAAGACCAAAGTAAAGAAGCTAAATCAATAGTTGAAGAAAGCGGTGTTAAATGGAAGCAATTTATATTTCTAAAAAAGCATCCTGAATATCCTGAATTAAAATGCTTGGCAGATATGAAACCACAAGAAGTAAAACCTTTATTTGAATGTAACGGTTTTTGCGGAACAAATGATTTGAACCCAAGAATAGAAACTGAAAATGAAATTAACTTTGATACACGAGATATTTAAAAATGCGGTGGCTTTTTTCTTTTTGTTTTTCCTTCACGGAACTTTAATTGGAAACGGTCAGCGAGGCATTTCATATAACGTTTCGCAGATAAGCGAAGGCAAAGATTTAGAAACGAAAATTTTAACTTAAAAACAGAATATAATATGAAAACGAAAACATCAATTTACCACAGAACCTTTGCTTTTGCTTATGTGCTGTTAGTAGCTGTTATTTTTTGCGGTTGCGATGATATGAATAGAGCAGAAGAACGCTCGAAAGTATTTAAAACAGCAGTAGAAGTTAATGGTTATCAAATATCAATAATAGAATTTGATAGTTGCCAATACTTAATATCGGGCGTTGGTTACTCACAAATGATGACACATAAAGGGAACTGTAAATTTTGTGCAGAACGTAGCAAAAAATAATTGCTACTAACTCGTAAATATACGCAACCCAATTTACAAATGAAAAACTACGTCAAACATAACAACGAGATTTACAGACTGAAAAGATTTTGCGAAAAGTCTTTGAGAATGCTATATTTCAAAAAAGTTGCTAAAACTAAAAACGGAAAATATACATACGTTTTTATTAACGGAAAAAGAGTTAATTTTGATGCTGTTATTGGATTGATTCCGCAAGCGAATGTTGAACAATTAAAACTTATAAAATGAAACAACCATTAATTTATTTATTTTTAGGTGGTGCAATTGTATTCTTATTGATGCAAACTTGTAGACATGAGCCGAAACAAGGCACGTTAATTTCTAAAGAAATAGAAATAAAGCACGATACGATTAAAATAAGCGAGTTTAAAGACAGATTAATAACAAAACACGTTACACGTTGGCAAAAACAAAAGGATAGCTTACAAACGATTTTTGTAGATTTGCCATGTACTAAAAAAGATAGTGTTTATTCTCAAACTATCGAGCCTAAACAATTTCAATGGGCCACAAGTGATGACAATTTAATTGCAAACATAAAAGGCATTACTACTGGAGAAGTAAAACATATTGAATTAGACTATATAATTAAGCCAGAACGCTCGAAAAACTTTTCTTTGAGTGTTGGTATCGGTTCAGATTTAAACGCCACCACGCCTATATTAAAAGCGGGTGTAGGTTTTAAAAATATTGAAGTTGATTATTTGAGAATAAATAATGTTAATAATATAGTTGTAGGGTATAGATTTAAATTTTAAGAGTATGATAAATAAACATAACTTCCCTTATAAATGGACTTTAAAGGATGCGGTATTTACAAAAGACAAAGGTAAAGTTTTTAGTTGCTTTGCTTGTGGCGGTGGTTCAACTATGGGTTATAAATTGGCTGGATTTGATGTATTAGGATGCAATGAGATTGACCCTAAAATGATTGAAGCATACAAAGCTAACCATAATCCAAAATATGCTTATTTAGAGCCAATACAGACCTTTAAATTAAGGACTGATTTGCCTGATGAACTTTACAATTTAGATATTTTGGATGGTTCGCCACCTTGTAGCAGTTTTTCAATGGCTGGAAATCGTGAAAAAGATTGGGGTAAAGACAAAGTATTTAGAGAGGGACAAGCAATGCAGGTTTTAGATACTTTGTTTTTTGATTTTATTGATTTGGCTAAAAAGTTACAACCTAAAGTAGTAATTGCTGAAAATGTGAAAGGGTTAATTTTAGGTGATGCAAAGCAATATGTAAGACAAATTTATAGGGAATTAGATTTGGCTGGTTATTATGTGCAACATTGGTTGTTAGATGCTTCAAAAATGGGAGTGCCACAAAAAAGAGAAAGAGTGTTTTTTATTGCTTTGCGTAAAGATTTAGCTGAACCATTTTTGTATAATGCTGATATGTTTACAATAGTGCCAAAGTTGGAGTTGCAATTTAAAGAAGCTGAAATACCTTATAAAGAAATAGAGTGTGGTAATAATGCAGAACCAATGTACACCCCGCCACCAAGCTATGTTGATTTATATGATAAAGTTAAGGTAGGTGATAACTTTGGAACAGCACACCCAAAAGGACATTTCTTTGGTTGCTATAAAACAAACCCAAATGAAGTGTTAAAAACATTAACCCCACATGATAAAAGCCGAAGCGGTGCATTTCATTATGAACAATTAAGAACATTGACAAAAAGAGAAATTATGTTAGCATCAACTTTTCCATTAGATTATGAGCCAACACCATTAAATATAAGTTACGCATGTGGTATGAGTGTTCCGCCAGTAATGACTGCACAAATAGCAAAACAAGTATATGAACAATGGTTATCAAAAATCTAATTTTATTTAAAAAATAATCGTATATTTGCCCTGTGTTTAAAATGTTAAGCCCTCGATAGTCTACCAAAAGACATCGGGGGTTTTCTGTTAAATGTTAAAATTTTCTTAAAATTTATTATAATGTTATAATATTTAAAATAAAGGTGTATCTTTGTACTATAATTTTAAACACACAATATCATGAAAAAAATCTTAAAGCAGTTAGAAAATAGCATTTATGAAAAGATGCAAGAGGTTGTTTTAGAAAAGTTGAGCGACCACCCTGATGAGGAATATTGGGGAAGCGAAAATATCGAAACTGACACAGGTATCAGTTTTGATATTGACAAAATAAAAAGCGGTAGATTTTACGCTGATTATTTGGCTGAAAATATTGAAATAACAGGGTGTCCAAATATTAGTGAGTATTTAAACAACCAAAAAATAATTTACACAAATGAATAAAACAAACCACCAACAAGCGGGTAAAATATACAAACCCGCTTTTAAACCAAATAAAATTGATTTGTCGGTTTACAATTTGGCACACGATCCAAATTTTGAAAAGACGATTTTTGAAGTTAAATATAAATTTTGTAAAAATTAAATAAAATGAATACAATTTTTAACATTACATTATTTATAAATCCAAAAAATAAAATTTATAAAACATTTAAAAAACGTGGTTTTATAAAAGACAATTATAGCATTTCATTTAATTTATTTCGATGCCCCTTGATTGGGGAAAAAATAAACTTAATTCAATACTGTGATTTAAGCGAAGAAATTAAAACATTTCTTTCAAATAGAAATATACCTGTTGTTTTTGAAGTTGAAGATATAATTACGACAACTTTTAAAATTAAACACAAAATAAACGGAGTTGATGAATATACAAATTCTTGTTCTGTTTATTTAAAAGTAAATGAAATAGAAAAATATAATGTCTATGGGTATTAGTTATTACTTAACAACTGCATTAGATTTTAGCTTTACGAACCTTTAACAATTTTAACCATGATACTATCAATATTAATCCTGATTTTCATAATAAAATCTTTGCGATTTTTTCGCAAGCAAGACAAAAAAGTAAACAAAATTTTTAAAACCAATTTAACATGAAACTAACTATTGAATTAATCAACGCTAAATGGCACGTTAACGAAAAGCCTTTTGAGAAAATGAGTTTTTCAGAGCGTGAAATTTTAGGCAAATTTATTGCCGAAATGCACAAAGATTTTATTAACCAAAACCCAAACAACTATGACTTGGGCGAAAAAATAAGAAAACAATGGGCAAAGTAGAAAAAGCCGAATTAATGGCTGAAGAGGTAAAAGTGGCACTGGTCCGCAAAGGAATGACACAACAGAAACTTGCAGAAATTTGTGGTATAAATCCGCAAACATTAAGCAACCATTTAACAGTTCGTCAAGTACCATTTGAGGGAACGTATGAAAAATATCTAAAAATAATTGATAAATATATTAAATTATAAAACTATAATTTGTATATTTGCAGTATTAATTTTAAACACAAAATAAAATGAGTTTACCAAGTATTAAAGACTTGTATCAAGATTTACAAGTTGTTCAAAAAAATGATGCGTTTTTAACGCTCATAAACCAACTACCAAAACCTGAATGGGTAAAAGAACACCCTTTTATTAGAGGTTATAAATATCTGCCTATTGAAAGGATTGAACACCTTTTAAAGACAATTTTTAAACAATACAAAATTGAAATTACTGGACAAGGCCAATCTTTTAATGGGGTTTGGGTAACTGTTAGAGTGCATTATTTGCACCCAATTAGCGGTGAATGGCAATTTCATGACGGCATAGGTGCGAGCCAATTGCAAACGGCAAAGGGTACAAGTCCCGCAGATTTGGCAAATATTAACAATGGTGCATTGTCTATGGCTTTTCCAAATGCAAAAAGCATAGCTATAAAAGACGCTTGCGACCATTTTGGCAAATTGTTTGGATCAGACTTAAATAGAAAAGATTTAATTTCTTATTCATTAGATTTGACTTTAATACCATTAGACCAAGACCACCCTAATTGGGCAAAAGTAGTGCAAGCCATAAAAGACAAAACAGCAACTTTAGACCAAGTTAAAACAAAGTACAATCTAACTGAAAGCGCAGAAAATGAATTATCAAAACTTTAAATGTCGAGCCAGCGCGAGCGGTAAGTTGATGACAAACCCACGCGCGAAATCTGAAACACTTTCAGAAACAACAAAAAGTTATTTAAAAGAATGGGCAACAGAACGCATATTTGGTGTAAGAAACGAAATTAAAAGCAAGTACACCGAGCGCGGACTGCAAGACGAAGATAAAGCAATTGACTTCGCTATTCAAGTTTTAGATATGCCTTTTGTTTTGAAAAATGAGCAAACTTTTGAAAATGATTTCTTTATTGGAACGCCTGATTTAATTGTTGGAGATACGGTGTATGATATTAAATGCAGTTGGAGCGCGTTTACTTTTCCTTATTTTGAAAAGGAAATACCAAATAGCGATTATTTTTACCAACTGCAAACATACATGGCTTTAACAGGATGCAGAAAAGCAGTTTTAACATATGTGCTTTTAGATAACAAACAAATAGGGCATGAGTACAAAATTGATGACAAAACGCGAATTAAAACGTTTTCTTTTGATTTTGATGCTGAAATAATTGAAACACTGCAAAATAAAGTAATTGAATGTCGTAACTTTTTAAAACAATTATAATATGAGTAAAATCCAAGTAACACTAGACGCGCAAAAATTGCGCAACCTTGTAACAAAAAGAACCTACAAAAATAAAGAAGGTCAAGACGTAGAACTGCAAGAAGTCAAATTTGAACTTGTAGCAGTAAAAGAGCCAAAAACAATTTTTACAAAGGACAACATGAGAATTGATAAAACGCATTTCGCTTGTGTAGTTCAAACAAAGGAAGAACGAGATGCAAAAGCACCGACCATTTATATTGGTGAGGGCTTTTCAACAATTTGGTTAAATGATATACCAGTTTACCAAGCGGTTGAGGTAAAAGAAAATCTTTCAGATGATTTGCCGTTTTAAAAAAGTTTTGTATATTTGTAAAGCCCTAAATTAATAGGGCTTTTTTTAAACCTCACTACAATGACATTAAGACCATACCAAAAAGAAATAATTGAAAATATTTTTAAAGAATTAACTTGTATAAATTCTGTATTAATACAATCAGCAACAGGAAGCGGTAAAACCGTAATAATGTGCGCATTTATACAAAAATGGCTATCTTTAAATCAACATAAAAAAGTTTTAGTTTCAGTACACCGGCAAGAACTTGTTGAGCAAACATCATTAACGCTTGCTAAATTTGGAATATTAAACCAACAAATAACTGCAAAATCAAAACCTGATTTTAATCAAAATGTTTTTGTAGGAATGACCCAAACTATTTACGCCAGAAAAATAAATATTGATATTGATTTATTAATTGTTGACGAAGCACATGAGCAAATTCATGTTAAAACTTTTGATTTTTTTAAAAATGCAAAAAGAGTAGGATTTACTGCAACGCCAATTATAAATAAAAGAATATCTTATTTTGAATGTGACGTATGTAATAAGCAAAGCCAAATAAGAGAAATTTGTTGTTTTGGGGACCATATGGCAAAATGGTCAAAGCCAGTAACAATGTCAGAAACATATGAAAATATAATTGTAGGCGTGCCTATAAAAGAATTAATTGATGAAGGTAGTTTAATTGATGAACTTGTTTATTGTTACGATTTTTATTCAAATTTAGAAGCGGGTGAAAATGATGATTTTGATGAAAATGATATTGCAAAAGAAAGTGTTAAGCATGACCAAAATGTTTTAGATGAATACATAGATAAAGCACTTGGAAAAAAAACAATGATTTTCACCGCATCAACAAAACAAAATTTATCTTTAGTTGAAACTTTTAAAGATTATCCTATAAAGTCATATGATAGTGTTAATAATGAAAACACCGAACGCCAGGATATAGTAAAATGGTTTAGAAATACAAATGGTGCTATTTTAGTTAGCACCGGAACGTTTACAACCGGGTTTGATGTTAAAGAAGTGGAATGTATAATTGTTAACAGACCAACAACGTCTTTAAGTCTTTGGCTTCAAATAATTGGAAGAGGTGCGCGACCAAGTGATTTAATATTTAAAGATAATTTTATTGTAATTGATTTAGGGGGCAATGTCGCACGCTTAGGTCAATGGAGTGACGATATAAATTGGTTACATATTTTTTTTAAAGGTTTAAAACCTAAAAAAAGAAAAAAAGAAGTTTTGGTACAATGTGAAAAATGCGAATATAATTTTATTGGATGCGAAGGGGAGCCATGCCCGGATTGTGGTCATTCAAACATAAATCATTTGAATAAAATTTTAAACCCGCATGGTTCAAAAGACCCGGAAGTTGAAAAGGTAGATAAAATGACAAAAAGAGTTTCAGTTGTACCTATTCCAAACGGTAGAAAAATAGCTGAGTTTGTTAAAAGGACCACAAACAATAAAAACGATTACTATAAAATTTTAATTGATAAGTATATTGACCTTTGGAAATTAAATAATGTAGAAGAAGAAATTTATCAAAAACGCGTCACATCGGGGATGTTAGAATTTAAAATTATGGAATATTTGAAAAAAAACTATGGTTTTGTAAACAAATTAGAACATGGTCAACCGCGTACATACGAATATTTACTTGAAAAAATCAAAACAAAACTTAAAGCGTGTTACATCAAAAAAACATTAAACTATTAAAAAACAACATATTAAGCTATTTTTAGCGTGTCACATCGAAAAAAAAACTACTCAGTACTTATATGTAAAAAAAAGCATTTTTGATAAAAACGTTTTTTTTATTTTCATTTAAGGTAAAAAATGTAGCCGATACGACGCAAAACAATTAAAACCCTTTATTTTATTAGTACTTTAAGCGTGTCACATCAAAAATAAAAAAAAACAGATAAAACACGCTTATATTAAAAATAAAGTTTTATATTTGCATACTCACTACAATCAAAAGGAAAATATTATAGTATTCCAAAAATGAAACTGAAGTAGTGAGCAGTGGATTTTTTGGAATATTTTTTTTTAAACTTATGACAACAGCAATTATTTCAATTTTTAAATCGGTAAAGGACCCAAACACTCCTTTTCACAAAAATGTGTTTTATGCACTCGATAGAATTAAAACAGGTAAATCAAAAACACTTGTTGAACAACTTAGAGAAATGTCAGATGATGACTATCAAAAAAATAAAAGCAATTTACCGGGAGTGTGTTTTAATGGTAAATTTCAAAATAGGTCAATTAATGGTTTATTGCAACATTCAGGTTTAATTATTTTAGATTTTGATAAGTTTGAAAATAAACAAAATGCTATTGACTTTAAAAATTCTATTTGTGACGATAACTTTATTTTTTCAGCATGGATTTCACCAAGTGGAAAAGGTGTAAAGGTATTAGTAAAAGTGCCAGGATTAAAAGAAAATCACAAAGGATATTTTAAAACACTTGAAAAACACTTTGACTCAAAATATTGGGATGAAAGTGGCTCAGATGTTTCAAGATTTTGTTTTGAAAGTTACGACCCAGATATTTACATAAATGAAAATTCAGATATTTGGATTGAATTAGAGGAACCCGAAATTGAGGATATAGGAGTTTTTGAGCCAATTGTAAAATTAACGTCTTCAAATCAAATTATTCAAAATCTTTTGACATGGTGGCAAAAAAAATATGGTGCAAACAAAGGTAGTAGAAATAATAATCTTTTTAAATTAGCTTGTGCTTTTAATGATTTTGAAGTTGATAAAACAGACGCGTTGCATGAATGTAAAAAATTTATTAATACAGATTTTACAGAAAAAGAAATTGAAGGCATTGTAAATTCAGCATACAAAAAACAAAGTGCTTGTAAATCTTTTGAAGACGTATCTAAAAAAGAAAAGATTGAAAAATTAATACGATCAGGAAAAAATAAAAAAGATATTGAAAAGGAATTTAAAGAAGTTGATATATCTAAAATTAGAGAAAATATTGATATTGATGAATTTTGGTATTATAATGATAAAGGCAAAATACAATTGTCAATTCATAAATTTAAGTTTTGGTTAGAACAAAATAATTTTTTTAAATACTATCCTTCAAAAAATTCAAATACATTTACATTTATTAAAAAAGAACAAAATTTACTTGAAGAAACAAATGAGAAAAGAATAAAAGATTATGTTTTAAATAATATTTTGGACCGTTCAAATATTGGTTATGGTCCGTATGACTTTATGGCATCAAATACAAGTTATTTTAAATCTGATTTTTTATCTATGCTTTCAACAACAGACGTAAAAATAAAAGAAGACAACAAAGACGAATGTTTTTTATATTACAGAAATTGCGTTGTTAAAATAACTAAAGATACTTTTGAAAAAATTGAATATTTAGATGTCGATGGATATATTTGGAAAAGGCAAATAATTGACCGTGATTTTAAAACAATGGACCACCACAAAGCCGAGTTTAGAACATTTCTTTGGTTAATTTCCGGTAAAGATGTTCAAAAATACAATTCATTTAAAACAGTAATAGGATATTTAATGCATTCATTTAAAACCTCAGCAGATAACAAAGCAGTTATTTTTAATGATTGCACCGTTTCAGAAAATCCTAATGGTGGAAGTGGTAAGGGTTTATTTTGGAATGCATTAAAGCATATGAAAAAAGTTGACCGGATTGATGGTAAAACATTTGAATTTACAAAATCATTTCCATATCAAACCGTTTCAACAGATACGCAAGTTTTAGTATTTGATGACGTTAAGAAAAATTTTAATTTTGAAAGTCTTTTTAGTTTAATAACTGAAGGTATTACACTTGAATATAAAGGGCAGGATGCAATAACTATTCCGGTTGAAAAATCACCGAAAATATTAATAACTACAAATTATACACTTGGTGGCGTTGGTGGTTCGCATGAACGTAGAAAATTTGAAGTTGAAATGTCAGATTATTTTAGCTACAAACATACACCGCTTGATGAATTTGGTCATATGCTTTTTAGTGATTGGGATAATAATGAATGGTTAATGTTTGATAATTTTATGATTAATTGCATTCAATATTATTTAGAAAAAGGTTTAGTATCTCACAATTTTAATAATTTAGAAGTTCGTAAATTTATAAAAGAAACATCTTTTGAGTTTTACGAATGGAGCCAGGATGATGAAAATTTACCAAAAGGCCAAAGATTAGATAAATCTGAGTATTTTGTAAAATTCACAAATGACTATCCCGATTTTAAAAAATGGTTAACACAAAAGAAATTTACTTTATGGCTTGAAACTTTTGGTAAATTTTACAAAATTGAAACTGAGCAAGGCAGAAGCCATTCAGTTAGATGGATTTTTTACAAAACAAACAAACAAACAATATTTGAAGATGACTCGCCATTTTAAAGAACACACTTTACAGATTAATATAATTGCATGGTTTAGAAACGAATATCAAAGAAAAGGACTTGGAATTATTATTCCGGTCCCAAATGAATATACTTATAAAGATAAAAGCGCAGTTATTGAAAAAGGTGCCTCAGATTGTATTGTGGTCATTAAAGATAAAGTTTTTTTTGTAGAAAACAAAACCGATAAAGGCACGCAATCAGAAGCACAAAAAGACTTTCAAAAAAGAGTTGAGGCACTTGGTTATGAATATTGGTTAATTAGAAATTTAAAAGACTTTCAAGATGCTATCCAAAGAAACATTAGTTAAGGTTATTGCATGGCATAAGGTAACCGACCAAAAAATTGAAAAAACGATGTCTTTTGGTGAATGGTTAAAACTTAATAAAAAACCTGAATGGACTTATAAATGTTTGCAGATATAACCAAATGTTAAAACTTTCTTAAATTTTTTTATAACATTATAATTTATTAAAATAACATTTGTATATTTGCCCTATAATTATAACACTGAAATTTTAAACACATGAAAACAACAGTCAGAGAAATCAGAAGAATTTTATTTGAAACAAACAAATACACTGTTATTGGTTCAGACGAAATGACAAACAAAGAAAGCAGAGATTTTCTTTATGCAAAAGAAAACCAATATGAGGTTTTTAATGTAATCGACAATGGAACGCATTTATTAATTTTTTAAACACATAAACACATGAAAACAACACAAGAGATTATCAGTAAAATTGACCAAATGGTTGAAGAAAATGAGCAGTTAAAATATCACTGCATTAACACCAAAGATTTGCACAATGCACTCGGTTATGGTAAAGTAGTTATTGAATTGCTTACTTTAAAGCAGTTTATAATAGAGCCGAAAAATGAGCAGTTAAATGATTTGTTTGAGCAGTTTGGAAGGGATTTACAAAATTTTAAATAGAATTACATTATGAGTGGAGGATCTTTTGATTACAATCAGTATAAAATAAGACAAATTTGGGAGAATATTCAAGAAGAATTAGATAAACAAGGTAAAGAAAAATCTAAAGAAGATTTAATATATTGCGATAAAGAATATTTTGAAAAATATCCCGAAGACCGATTTGAACACGTTTATAGAGAAGATGTACAGCAAATTTTTAAAGACGGAATTGAAATATTAAAAAAAGCTGAGATATATGCTCAAAGAATTGATTGGTATCTTTCTGGAGACGATGGAGAAGATAGTTTGGTTTCAAGACTAAAATATGATTTAGATGCATTAACAACTAATTAATACCATGAGCCCTAAACAACAAAAAGCAGTTTTAGAAAGTTTAATAAGTTTAGACTTTTGCGTACAGACGATTGAGCCTGCAGGAATATTTACAGGCAAAGAAAAAAGCAACCTAAAAAATTTTAAGCTAAATTTAGCCAACAAATTAAAGGTCGCAGACGAAATGTTTAATCGTGAGTTTAACGCAGTTGATGACGTTCAAGGCGCATTTGAGGCAATGATTAAAACAATGTCAGAGATAGGTATTGAACACTTTGGAGAAATAGCTTTTATTTTAAAGGCTTTTCAAAAGGATAGAAAGTCAATTTTAGGGATAGCTAAAAAGATTAACAACTAAATTTTAAACACACATGGAATATCAGGAATTTATTAATAACAAAAAACATTCAATAGGCAATTTTGGGTTTGAGGCAAATTATATCCCTGAAATAGCTTTTGATTTTCAAAAATTTGTTATTGAAAAAGCTATTTTAAAAGGTCGTAGCGCAGTATTTTTAGATACTGGACTTGGTAAGACTTTGGTACAATTAGCACTTGCTAAAAATATTGTTAACCACACAAATAAAAAAGTTTTAATTTTAACACCTTTGGCAGTTGCTTTTCAATTTATTTTAGAAGCCGAAAAATTAGGTATTGATGACATCGAATATTCAAAAGATGGGAAGCACACTAAAAAAATAATTGTTTGCAATTATGAGCGACTGCATTATTTTAATGAAAAAGATTTTGAAGGCGTAATTTTAGACGAAAGCAGTATTTTAAAAAACTTTGATGGTAAAATAAAACAAGAGGTAACAACCTTTGTTAAAAAAATACCATTCAGATTTTTAAGCACCGCCACACCAAGTCCGAACGATTTTATAGAATTAGGCACAAGTAGCGAAGCACTCGGTTATATGGGGTATATGGATATGTTAGGAAAGTTTTTTAAAAACAATCAAAATTCAGTAGATAGTAATAATAGAAACATTGGCGAAAAGTTTTATTTAAAACCTCATGCTGAAAAAGATTTTTTTGCGTGGGTTAACCAATGGTCAATTATGGCTAAAATGCCGAGCGATTTAGGATTTAGCAATGAAAGGTATAATTTGCCTGAACTTGTTATTAATAGGCATATTGTAGAAAACCAATCTTTAATAGATGTAAACGGACAAATACAAATGTTTACACCGATAGCAAAGTCAATGACAGAAGTTAGACATGAGCAAAAGCAAACAGAAGAAAAAAGATGTGAAAAAGCTATTGAATTAGCACAAGGTAAAACGTCGGTTTATTGGTGTAATACCAACAACGAAAGTTCAATATTAAAACATTCAGATAAAAATGCAGTTGAGATAATTGGAAGTCAAAGCATAGACAAAAAAGAAGAAATACTATTAGCGTTTGCAAATGGAGAAATAGAAAGATTAATCACAAAAGCTAAAATGACTTCAATGGGTTTAAATTGGCAACATTGTAATCATTCTGTATTTTTTCCTACATGGAGTTATGAGCAATATTACCAAGCTATAAGACGCTTTTGGCGGTTTGGTCAAAAAAACGACGTTACTATTGATATGGTAATTTCAGATGGTCAAACAAGAGTATTAGAAGCGTTAGAACAAAAAACACAAAAAGCAATACAACTACATAAAAATTTAACTGAAAATGTTAATCGTAGTTTTGAAAATAAAGTAAAAGAATTTAATAAACCAATTTTAACACCTAATTTTTTATAAACATGAAAAGCACAGAAAACAAAGTAAAAGACCAATTAGTAACAGACCGCTATGCAATTTATAATAGCGACTGCATGTTAGTAATGCCAACACTTCCAAACGAAAGTATAGATTTGTCAATTTATAGCCCTCCCTTTGCTGGTTTATATAATTATTCAAGTTCAGAAAATGACTTTAGTAATTGTGAAAGCAAAGAGCAATTTTTAGAACAATACGAATTTTTGATTAAAGAAATTGCAAGGGTTACAAAAAAAGGTCGTATAACTGCCGTACATTGCACAGATGTATTTGACAACACTTGTAGACTATGGGATTTTCCAAATGAAATAATAAGACTTCATACTAAACATGGTTTTGAATATCGCAACCGTATAACAATTTGGAAAGAGCCTTTAAAAGTTCGTATGCGCACAATGGTACAAAGTTTAATGCATAAATTTATAGTTGAGGATAGTACAAAATGTTTTACCGCTATGCCTGATTATGTTTTGGTATTTACTAAAAAAGGTGAAAACGAAACACCCGTAACGCATCCTTTTGGAATTAATCATTATGCTGGAGAAGTGCCAATTTTACCAAACATTTTAAGAGCGTGGAATAATGCTAATAATTCAGATTTAAACGAAGCCGAGTTATGGAAGCATTTAAACAATATTAACGAGGACGATAAAATTACAAAATTAAATCATTACATTTGGCAAAGATACGCCTCGAGCGTTTGGGATGACATTCGTATTGATAATGTTTTACCATTTAGAGATAGCAAAGAAGAGGATGACGAAAAGCATGTGCACCCTTTGCAGTTAGATGTAATTGACAGATTAGTAGAATTATATTCAAATCCTAATGAAGTTGTTTTAACGCCTTTTATGGGTGTAGGTAGTGAGGTTTTTAGTCCTGTTTCAATGGGTCGCAAGGCAATCGGAATAGAGTTAAAAGATAGTTATTACAAACAAGCTATTTTAAACATGAAAGAAGCCGAGAAAAGATTTAATGACAATAATAAATCAAAACAAATAGAACTTTTCTAAAATGACCGACGAAATTCTAACCAAAACGGAAGCAAAAATATTTTTAAAAATCAACAAAGGTAAGTTTGATTATTTGGTTGCTTCAAAAAAAATCTACTCAAAAAACATCAAAGGGGAGTTATTTTTTTTAAAAAGTGATTTGATGAAATTTAGCAACAGAAAAAAAACAGAAATTTTTCAGATTTTTGAAAGCAGTTTAAATTTTAATTAGTACATTTGTCAAATCAAGCCGACAACGTTCTTTTCATGATTTATAATTTAGAGTTATTAATTACACACCGCCTTACGGCTTGAGGCGGTTTTTAAACACATAAACACCATGACACGATACGAATTAAGTTACCAAGAATACCATAGCCAATTAATGGGTTATAGGTATTACAACAAACAAGGCACGCAGATATTTAAGCATCAATTGTATTGGGCTGGAGTATCTATTGACCAAGCAAAAAGAATGAACAAAGAAATATTTAACAAATGGGAGCAATAGCAATTATTTTAATAGTAGGCATAGCTTTATTTATTTACGGCATAGCAACGGCAAAGGATATGCCGGAACATGATTAATTTTTAAACACATGAGCCAAACTAAAAAGCACTCAGCACTTGAAAGCGTTACCAATGTCGTAGTTGGTTTGTTAACGTCTTTTTTAATTCAATTATGGATTTATCCACTTTTAGGAATAAAAGTTACAATTAATCAAAATATATTTATTACTTTTGTTTTTTTTATTGTATCGTTTATTCGAGGATATGTTATAAGACGTTTATTTAATAAAAAACAGAAACCATGACCACACACCTCACAATGTCGGAATTAGTATCTTTAGGCTTCGAGGAGTTTAAAAAGCATTATCATGGTGATTTTATTAGCCAACAATGGCAAAAGGGTAAAATATTTGTCAAAACAACTTGGGTAACGGAAACAGGATTTTTTGTAAACCAAGAGGTAAAAATTGACGCAACTATTAATGACGTTTCAAAAGATGATTTAATATTTTTAGATAAGATTTTTAATAATGGCACGACTAAGTGAGTATGATTTTTTAATGTGTGAAGAAATATGTTTACAAGTTGCTGATGGTTTAAATATCAAAGCAGTTTTAAAACAAAAGAACTCATATCCTGATTTTTCTACATGGTGTCGTTGGAAGCGTGAACACAAAGAATTATACAACCTGTATATAAACAGCATACAAGACAAGGCGGAAAGTTTAGATAATGAACTTGACGAATTAAAAGAAATGCTTTTAAGTAAAGAAATAGACCCATCTACATATAACACTTTAGCCCAAACAATTAAATGGAAAATGGCTAAATTTTATCCTAAAATGTTTGGAGACAAACAACAAATAGACCACACCACAGATGGACAAACAATAAACCAACCGCCAAAAATCATATTTGAAGCACCAAAAAATGAGTGATGTTGTTATACACCCTAAGTATTTACCATTATTTCAGCTATTAGAGGGGAAACATCCAGAGGTTGATACGGTTATTATTACAGGTGGGCGTTACTCTGCAAAGTCTTATAATATTGGTTTGTGGTCAACAATAGCACTCGTTAACTATGATTATTCTGTACTATTCACAAGATACACAAACGTTTCAATTGTAGATAGTATTAAGCCAAATGTTGATGATAAAATTAAGTTATTAGGTTTTGAAAGGTATGTTAACAACACCATTACACACATTGAACGAGGAAAGGAACGCATAGCTTTTAAAGGTATAAAAACAGGCTCTTATCAACAAACAGCAAACCTTAAATCTTTGGAGCAGTTTAATGCTTTTGTGGTTGATGAAGCAGACGAAATGCCAGATTATGAAACTTTTGAAAAGGTATTTTTATCAATTAGAAGCCTAAGCAAAAGAAATATAACTATTTTATCGTTAAATCCATCGAGTGTTCAACACTGGATTTTTAAGCAGTTTTATAAAGACAAAGGATTAAGAGGCGGGGAAAATACAATAGTTGACAATGTGATGTTTATTCATACGTCTTATTTAGATTTGCCAACAAAATTAGTGCCTACAAATATCCTATCTTATTACAACAAGCTAAAAGAAAAAAACATCAAAAAATATAATCATGTTGTTTTAGGTGAGTGGGTTAAAGATGTGGAGGGTCAAGTTTTCAAAGACTGGAAAGAAACCGACTTATTAACCTACACGCAAGTTAAAGCAAAAGAAAACTCATCAATTGACTTTGGAGCTTCAGACCCGATGGCAGTCCTTAATTGGAAGTATGAAGTTTTAGATGACGGCACTCAAAACCTATATTTAAGAGAAATATTTTATAAATCTGAAAATGATGTTTTAGCTGAGTTAGATAGTAGTGTTAATTATAAAAAAGACGACGGATCAATTTTATTATACATTGCTAATTTAATTAACCACCCGAAGCAGATGTTTACTATTTGCGATAATGGCGGAGCAAGGAATAACTACTCATCAAACAACTTTAAAATAGCTAAATTATTAGATAACGGCTACAATGTTACGCCCGCATTAAAAGCACCAAATAGTATTCATTTAGGTATAGAGATATTAAAATCAATAAACGTTTATTATATTGGGGAAAATATCGACTTTGAGGTTAATAATTACACAAACGACAGCGACCGAGAGGGATTTATTGACGGCAAATATATTGACAAGAATAACCATACAATTGACTGCGCAAGGAATATATCATTATTTTTGTATAAAGCGGGGTTGATTAAATATAATTAAAAAAAAGTTTGCATATTAAAAAAATTTGTATATTTGCAACGATATTCATGTGAAGATGCATGAAACCAAAAAATGAACGACAATACTAATTTCACAGAAAAGCCTTTGATTGCTTAATTGCAGTCAAGGGTTTTTTTGTTTAAACTTAAAAATTAATGAGTTTACTCTCATGGGTTCGCAACTTAAATAAACCAATATCAGTTATTCGTGATAGCATGGGTAATTGGGTTTACGAAATGAAAAATGGCAAAGCTATTTACAATGATTGTAGTATAGACCAATACGCTTTAAAAACCGTTATTAAAATCATTGCTGATACTGGCAAACTCGCAAACATAAACTTATACGAAAATAATAAGTTAAAGCAAAAAAACTATCTTTATTTCTACCAAAACAAACCAAACGTATTTCAGTCATGGACTGATTTTATAGAGGATTATCTTTATAGAATTAGTTTAGGCACGGTTTATATGTACAAAAACCCATTAGGAAGTTTTAACGCTCATTACTTTTTAGATTATAAAGAGTTCGACCAAAAAACAAAAAAGTATTTTGATGACTTTGAAAAGAAATTAATATTTAGCGAAAATTTGCCAAAAGAAAATCATATTATTTATTATGGTGATAAAAAGCAAGAGATTAAGTTAAAAGATGTAATTATCATACATAACGAGCCACCAACGCAATATTGGTACAAAAATGATAAGTCTTTAGATGCTATTCGTAAAGTTGTAAGCAATAGCGAAAGCGGCCTTGACAGCAAAAATATAAATTTACACTTTTTACAAAAGTTCTTATTATTTCAAAAGGCGGGAAAAGACGATATGCAGTTACAAGTTAATGGACTATCAACAACCGAGCGTGAGGATATTGAAAAGAAATTATTATCAAACCGAAGTTTGCACGTATCAGGAAAAAGCGACCTTGAATTAAA